GTTTGTTGAATAGCTTCAATCGCAAAATTAGTATGACGGCGATATACAACTTTGAAAAAGGTAATTTGAGGATTACCTGTTAAATAAACATCCTGAGCACCATAAGCTACTAGTTGAAGAAGACCACCACCCATTTACGCTATATACTTTATACTATTAGAGGAGAAAAAAAAAAGGACTATTATATTACACAATAACATAATATATATAATAATAAATATTCTTAATTGGAGTAAGCGAGACCACCCATACCAGATAAAATACGAAGGACGTTATAATTTACGGCATAAATATTAATGCCATCATATGTAGCAACACGACTTCCTGTACCCCCGGTAAAATTAATGGCTGATGTTACATTAACCATAAGTGTCGCAGTGTCGATACGAGACATATTAAGTGTTCCGCTTGGTTGATGATCTTCAGGTTTAAGAGCAAATGAATATACGTTAATACCTGGATTAGCAGGGATATTTGTATGATGTTGATACGGTTGGACATAATTGAAATAAGCGCCTTTACGTATAGCAAAACGATCATTTCCATTTAATTGAAGAATAGCGTCTTTGAATGGATTTTTACCTTCAATATTAGGGGATGTTCCAGATTGGAAAGTATCTTCGGATTTCAATTGACCACCCAATATACCTTGAACGCCAGATGACACCGTATCAATATAATCACCATCGGTATAATCATACCACCGAGATACAGATGTAGTATTGCCGGCTACTTTAGCGACCCATACTAATTCTTTGCAAGGATGATTGAAATTTAATTTAATGCGATTATTTCCAGAAGAAAGAGATTCTGTTCCGGTGAATTGAAGTTGTTCAATTAAATATTCGTGAGATAATTGAGCAAAACGACGGCGTTCATCAGTGTCAAGGAAAATATAATCCACCCATAATGATACATTTTTAAGATCTGTTGGAAATTCGGTTTCTATATTTGCAACAATTGGAGCACCGCCTGCCGCTGAACAAAAACATTTATCTTTAGATTCAAAATCAATTTTAACTTTTACTTCGTGATATTGTAGTGCGATTAAAGGTAATGCTAATCCAACATTGCGACAAAACCAGAACTCGAGTGGGATATATAAAGTAGTGTCAGTATTTGAAACTATATCTTTATCGGCTCCAACCATAGTATCGTAAGCATATCTTTTACCGAGAGGTAAAGATAATTCATTCCAGATATATAGCCAATCAGAATAATGTTTGTCAATTTGTTGTCCGCCAATCTCTATAACAACGGATTTAATTAAGCGAAGTCCAAGATAATTAACATATGTTGTGTCTGAACCAGAAACGCGTTTATCTACATCTACTTGTAAATACATACGATTGATTAAATCGCCGTTGCGCGATATTTGACAATTTACGGTACTACCATAAATAGGATTACCGTTAAAAGTTTGTTGAATAGCTTCAATCGCAAAATTGGTATGACGGCGATATACGACCTTGAAAAAGGTAATCTGGGGATTACCTGTTAAATAAACATCCTGAGCACCATAAGCTACTAGTTGAAGAAGACCACCACCCATTTACGCTATATACTTTATACTATTAGAGGAGAAAAAAATATGAATGATAGAACGAGTTTAAATATATATTTTTATCATATAAACATTTTATTTAATGAAATATTTATAATGATGTTCAAAGAAAAATCGTCAAAGAAAAAGATATCAAATGATAATAATGATACTTTCACACTCGATGCTATGCATAATAATATAATAAAAGGTTTCGGTGATAGTGATAAACAAAAAGAAAAATATAATTTATTATTATCAAGTTATGAAAGTGAAATAGATGGTATTACTACCGAATTAGAAAGATGCGATATAATAACCAATAAAGAAAGAGGTAATATGCTATGGTCGAAGATTATAATTTTGCGAGAAAAAAAGTCTGAACTTAAACTATGTATTAAGGAGTTAAATACGTATGATGAAATAGATTATTATAAAAATACTAGTTATATATTATTTCAATATTACGAAACAGTTGATAAACAATCAGATATAAATAATAATCAAAATAAAGAATCACAAAATACAATTGTATCAACAAATGAATTATTGAACAGACAACCTAAAATATATAAAAATTATTCAAAGAAAAAAAGAAGTATAGTTTCTGCTACTACGATAAATGTATTGGATGCTCTTAACAATATAGATTCAAAGGCAATATCTATAAATAATTGCGACGAAACTGATAAATGTGACAATATTATCGAAGATACGCAAGCGATCAATTATAAAACAGATCAATATATTGATTCAAATAATACAGAAGATACGCTATATGATAAGAGTGCACTTGTTGATAAATATATGTCTATAATAAATAAGCAATATGTTAGAAATGTTGAAGATAAAAATATAGAAATGTGCAAAGTATGTAATAATCAAATGACATGTTTGCAACAAGATGCTATAATGATATGTAATATGTGCGGTTATCAAGAATTGTTATTAGTTGAACAAAATAGACCTATTTTAAAACAAAATACTAAAGATACATCTCACTTTTGTTATAAGCGAATTAATCATTTTAGGGAATGGTGTAATCAAGTTCAAGGAAAAGAAAGTACTGATATTCCTGATGATATTTTTGAAAAAATATTAACTGAAATAAAAAAAGAGAAAATTATTGATTTAAAAAGTATAAGTTATGTCAAAATGAGAGATATTCTAAAAAGATTAAGAATAAATAAATATTATGAACATATTAATTATATTATTAATAGAATTAATGGAATACCAACTCCGCAATTCAGCCCAGAATTAGAAGAAAGATTATGTAGTATGTTTAGAAATATCCAAGCACCATTTTTGAAACATTGTCCGAAAGATAGAAAGAATTTTTTGTCATATAGTTATGTTCTTTATAAGTTTTTTCAAATACTTGGATTGAACGAATATCTCAAATATTTCCCATTGTTGAAAAGTCGGGAAAAACTATATGTTCAAGACCAGATATGGAAAAATATATGTATAGAATTAAATTATGATATTATTCCATCACTTTAAATATATATAAGATTTAAATAATATTACATATTATAAATAGAAATAAGAAAATATGGAAGAAACAGCAAAATCTGTTCTCGTTTCTACAAAAGAAACTGATTATCTTGACGAAGATAAACCTATCCGTGGTCAAAATTACGTACTATTGTCTTTTTTAAGTCCAGAAGATGTTATTGTTAAAAAAGACCTATATTTTTTGAGCAAGTTTATTGATAAGTTTGGAAAAGATATGACAGATTTGTTTCAAGGTATTAAAGAAAAATTTCCAGAATCAGAAGATATGATCAATAATATCAAGGAAAATCATTCGTATATTTTTGACCCGAAAGAAATGAATGAGCAATATACATTTTATAAATCTGTAAATAACGAAGAATTGGAACAAAGTTATCATCGTGATAATAACTTCGTAACATCCATGAGAGGTATTAAGGTTCGTGGAACATTTGATACTCTTGATGAAGCAAAAAATCGCAGTGAGTTTTTAAAGAAGATTGATTCGAAGTTTAATATTTATATTGCACAGGTTGGTTGTTGGTGTCCTTGGTCACCAAATCCAGAGTGTCTCGAAAATCAAGAATATTCGGAAACACAACTTAATACATTAATGAAAGAATATAAGAAAAATATGGATGATAAAGACGTTATTTTCGAAGATCGTAAAAATAAGGTAGCCTCAAATGCTGCACCCGTTAATGAAGAAATTGACGAAGATAAAAGCACTAATATTGAACTTGGTTCTCTAAAAGAAAGTATTGAAAATGTTGATGTATGGGGCGATAGACACAAATAGATATATTTTATTATGTGTATGTAAAAGTTGTTATTATTTTTTTTCTTATTTAGTATTATTAAGTATGAAAGCAATTGCTATATTTTTTTTATTTATAGGTATATTGCTAATTATTCAAGGATATTATAGTAATAAATCTGTATGTGAAAAAGAAAAAGTAGTTGTAAAATATGTTCCAAGAAGTTTTTATGAAGAACAAATGAAACCCGAAGAAAGTTTGCAAACTTTTTATAAAAGTATGTTTGAAGATATTATATTGCTTTAATTATTATTTTTATCCTTAATATTAGTAAATGAGTAAATTATTTAATATTGAAAAAGTGTTTATTGATATAGCAAATAAAAATTCCAATGATATGCCAAAATTAAAAAGTGATATAGAAGCTTATTTTAAAAATATTGATGAAAGAGATTTAGAAAGTATTAAAAAAAAAGATAAATATTTCATTAATTATGAGAATAAAAGAATTAATGATAAGATTATATATGAAAAATATTTAATTGAAAAAACTATTTTAAAAACTATTTTTCAAAATGAAAAAACAAAAATATCTTTATACAATTATTTAAAATTAAAATGTCCAGTAAAAAACAATATACCCGATTTATATACATACGAAAATATAGAATTAAAACAACGCGTTATCATTCCAAGAGAACCAATGGCTAATGCAAATAAGATTAATAAAAATAAAAAAGAGATCATATGTCCCGAAGGAAAAGAAATAAATCCTGTCACTGGAAAATGTGTTAAGGTCTGTGAAGAAGGAAAGGTTAGAGACCCTATTACCGGTACTTGCAAAAAAATTAAAATAGAAAAAATTGCAAAAGTTAAAAAGGTTGTAAAACCTGTTGTTCTTCCTATTGTTATAAAACCTGTTGTTCTTCCTATTGTTATAAAACCTGATGAACCTAACGACGATGAGATAAAACCTGATGAACCCGACGAACCAAAAGTTAAAAAAAATAAAAAGGTTAAAACTCTTGATTTAAATGTTGTTGCTCCTATTGTTATAAAACCTGATGAACCTAATGACGATGAGATAAAACCCGATGAACCTAATGACGATGAGATAAAACCCGATGTAGCAAATGATGTAAAAGTTGTTAATATAAAAAATACAAAATGTCCTGAAGGAAAAGAAATAAACCCTATAACGGGAAGATGTGTTAAAAAATGCGAAGACGGAAAGGTTAGAGACCCTAAAACAGGTATTTGTAAAACAGTTAAAGTAGATAAACTAGCGAATATAGATGCTATTAAATGCCCCGAAGGAAAAGAAGTAAATCCCCTAACAGGTAGAATTGTTAATAAATGCAAAGATGGAGAAGAGAGAGATTTACAAACTGGCAAATGCAAAAAGAAATTAAAAAAATAAATGTCATATTTTTATTGCGTTATAAATATAATAATGAAAATATAATATAATGGTATAGATTAAGAAGGTTGTTATGTCAACGCCAACTTCAACATTACCATTAAAAACAGACAGAACATCTCCAGACCAAAGCGATATCAATGATCCTATAGTACAAGATGTTCTAAATGAATTTAGAGAAGAACTTATGACATCTAAAAATAAAGAAGATAACAAACAAGTACAATATAATAACAATCAAATGCAAGAACAACAACAACAACAGCAACAATATAATCAGCAACAACAACAACAGCAACAACAACAGCAACAATATAATCAACAACAATATAATCAACAAAGTCAAAATGATGTAAATAATCAAAATAAGAATGTAGTCGCTGAAAAAAATGATAACTTTCCATATATGTACATTGATTTTGATGTTATAAAAAAAAGTCTTGTAATTGTAATTTTAGCTATATTGATATATCATACTGGCATAATTAATAATTTATATGAAAAAGTTCCAGAATATTTACAAGAAAATCTTAATATATTTGATATATATATTAAATCAGTTTCTTTGTTTATAATTTTATATACTTTAATATTGCTCCAATATATTTAACAATCTATCGATAAGTATAATTTATTACTCTTTCGTTGCTATTTTTCATAGTAAAAAACTTATAAATAAATAAAACAAATACAAAAAATGTCACAAATATTGTAAATATTGTTGTTGAAAATATTATAGTATATGATGTTGTATCATAATTATTTTTATCTATTGCTACAATTGATATTATAACAATACAATATATTAATACCATAATAGAATATATTATTATGAATAATGATTTATTATCATAACTATAATAACCCCACGCAAGCAATGATACAATAATTATACTTACTACAGTAAATCCAATTGTTATAAATATATTTTTTACAATTTCGTCATTTTCACTATTTGATACAAAATATTCATTCATATTTTTAACAATATCTATATTATAATATTATAATAATATTATTTTTCGTATATATTATAATTCATAGTTCCTAATATAGTATTTGTTGTATCATAACCGCGTAAATGATTATTATTATTATCTAATCCTTGTGAGTTATATAAAGGACCCGCTTTAATTTCATTTGATAATTGACCAACCTCTGTATCGTAATTATCAATATTATAAATATTTGTTTGTGCTGCTAATAAGTTTTCTTCTGTTATATATGGAACCTTGTTACAATCTGTCGCACTTTCAACAATACTTTTTATTGATGGGTGGTCCATAGAGCATTTATCAAATTCATTTGTAAATTTTGCTATATTTGTATTTTTATTTTCATCAGTTTTATTTTTTATTTCATTAGTATATATTCTAAAATATATTAATAAAAGCCCTATTGTTAAAATAAAACCAGTTATATTATCTATCAACATTATAATAGTTATACAAATTATTGCTAAATATAACTGCATTAATGGGTCTTTAAATAATTTTTTATATTGTATATCCTTTATTATAAAAATCATACATAATATAATAAGCGATATTAATCTAAATCCATTAATTATCATTACTATTTTTTACGTTATCCTATATTATAATTTCATATAAAAAAATGATAGATATCTATATATGTATTAACAATATAACTATAATGTTATCAATAAATGGATATAGTTTATCAAAATCAACATTGGGTGAAGAAGAATTAAAAAAATTGCGCGATAATTTAACTATGAAACCACGAGTTAATTTTGATATGGGAAATAATAAAGAAGAGGATACGACATTTATATTATACAAAGAAACATCTAAAAGAATATATGTCCCGCGATATTATGGGCTTTGTAATTATGGAAACCCGCGAGTTAACAGATTAACAGGCGGTCAAGACATTGATATTAATTTTATTGGTAAATTAAGAGATGCCCAATTAGAACCTGTTTCAAAGTTTTTAGAGGTTGCACATAATCCTCTAAAAATGGGCGGTATAATATCAGTTCCTTGTGGTTTTGGAAAAACTATAATGAGTTTATATATTGCTTGTCAAATTAAGAAAAAAACTATGTTTGTTAGTCATAAAGACTTTTTAAATCAACAGTTTTTGGATACAGTAAAAGAGTTCGCACCTGAAGCAAGGATTGGTAGTATTAAACAAAGTAAAGTAGATGTTGAAAACAAAGATATAATTATTGCTTCTTTACAATCATTAGCTATGCGAGATTATGAATTAGATATTTTTAGCGACATTGGTTTTGTAATTATAGACGAAGTACATCATGCAGGAGCGAAAGTATTTTGCCGTGCTTTTCAAAAACTTAATAATCCAATAATTTTAGGATTATCAGCAACATTGGATCGTAAAGATGGATTGCGAAAAGTATTTGAATATTATATCGGGAAGTCTGTATATAATTTAAAGAATAAAGAATTTATAGATGTCAATATACAAGTTCATAAATACTTTGAAACCCACGTTGATTACTCTACCGTCCTTAAGATGTGGAATGGTAGAGATAATATAGCTGCTATGATTAATAACATCTGTTCTTTTGCTCCGCGAACAGAATATATAATTAGTATCCTGAAAGATATTTTGAAAAAAGAACCAGACCGTCGCATATTAATATTAAGCGAAAGAAGAAAACAATTAAAAGACATTGAAGACTTTATTATAAATGAAAATATCGCAAATAAAGATTATGGTTATTACGTCGGCGGAATGAAACAAGTTGATTTAAATAAATCTTCCGAAAAACAAATCATTCTAGCTACTTTTCAATTAGCATCTGAAGGATTTAATGTTCCATCATTAAACACCCTGATATTTGCATCTCCAATTTCTGATATTCAACAGTCTATAGGACGTATTCTTCGTGAAACACCACAACAAAGAAAATATATTCCACTATGTATAGATATTGAAGATGATTTGTATTGTTTTAAAAGAAAAGCATCAGCTCGAATGAAGTTTTATAATGCCAATAAGTTTAAAGTATCTTATTATCAAGATAATGAAGAAATTAATTATGGTAATGATGAAATTGAAGATATAGATAATAAAAAAAAACTTATGTTTATTCAAGATGATGATTAAATATTTATTTTAATATAGTAAATAAAGTATATTATGGAAAGTGAAGATTATTATATTGTTAAAGTTATTTTACTATTATTTTCTATTTTGATTGCAATATGTGCAATATATTATTATAATACTCAATTGAATACAAAAAATATAAAAACATATGTTCCACACGATGAAAATGTATTTAAAAATAATTATAGACCTTTCGCGAAAATAGATGAACCTAAATATGCAAAACCTCAAACTTTAGTAAAATTATATGATGAAGAACCAGTTGTATTTACTAATAAAAACAGTATAGACTTTGATAATAAAAATGTATTTAATATATATAAAAATGGGGATACAGTAAAAAATATAGGATTTGACGAAGAGATTATAATACCATATTCACAAGAATATAAAAAACATAGTAAGTTTGAAGAAGAACTTGAAGATGTATATAATAAGGATTTAGTGGAAAGTGAAGACCCTACATATGATTATTATGAAATTTTTAATTATAGTATTAAACCAAATAAAAGTGATTTACCTATAGCAAATGTACATCTATGTGTTTTGAATGACGAATCTAAATCTTTAAAATTATCAGATAGAATACATTTATAATTTGAGAGTAGAATAGCGTATATATTATATATTTCTATAACTTTTAACATTTTCTTATTTTTTCTTAAAATAAAAAGATTATACGCTACTCTACTCATTTTATTTAACATAATTCTTTATAACTATTTTGCAAAACTTTAAGAATATATTTTGAGTACATAATTAATTAATTCTATAACTTTTTAACATTTTCTTATTTTTCTTAAAATTAATTAATTATGTACTCATTTTGTTTAAGACCATTCTTTATAACTATTTTGCAAATCTTTAAGAATACATTTTGAGTACATAATTATATATTTCTATAACTTTTAAACTTTTCTATAAAATCACATAATAAAAAGATTATGTACTCATTTTGTTTAAGACCATTCTTTATAACTATTTTGCAAATCTTTAAGAATACATTTTGAGTACATAATTATATATTTCTATAACTTTTAAACTTTTCTATAAAATCACATAATAAAAAGATTATGTACTCATTTTGTTTAAGACCATTCTTTATAACTATTTCACCAATCTTTAAGGATACCATTTGAGTACATAATTACATATTTTCATAATTTTAAAACATTTCTATATATTCTTGGAATAAAATAAATATACGCTACGCTACTCATTTTATTCATTAGCATTCTTTCTAACTATTTTGCAAAATCTTAACGATACCATATGTGTAGCGTAGTGTATATTATATATTTCTATAAATTCTTGGAAAATGAAATAAAAATATTACGGTATTTAAATAATAATAATTTTTAGATTATATAATATATTCTTAATATAATATAATATAATAATGAGATTGGACTTTTATTTTACGTACTGGATTTTACTATGGTTTATTATATTTATAATTTTTAATAAATATTTTAATATATACCCACCATTTTATTCATTAGTATTATCATTATTAGTAAATATTATTTTATTGATATACACTTATTGTTTAATAAAAAAATATAATACGAGAATGCTTTTAATAGAGATATTAATTATCTTAATACTAAAATTAATACCTGTCATTATATTATATTTATATCATTATGAAAAGCTAATTTATATAAATGAATTAATAATATTTATACCTCTGTTTTTATTATTTATAATATGGAAACACGTTATAAATGATATTAATATTAACGGCGAGTTTGATAGTTTTGTTAAAAAAGGTATTCCAGAAAATGGACCATTGGCAAGTATTATTAATTCAATATTTAAATGATTTAATAACACGATAAATAAAAAATATTATTTAAAAAAATGATACATTTACATATTATAATACAAATAAAAAATGCAGGGTATTATAAGTTTTTCAAATAGAATTGCATTTAATATTAAAAGTAATGAACATAAAGATATTGTATTAGACGAATTAAACGCTTTATATAATATCAAAATATTGCAAAGACATCATCATAATCTTGATAATACAAATATTAATTTTATTTTATCTAATCATCTAATGAACTTACGTTCAAATGGTAATAGATATTATCTTTATTTTACTCTATATAATGATATTGAAATAATATATTATATAGATAAAAAAATACACCCCGGATATCAACGACCGCGTATTATTTTTGGCAGAGGATTATTTGAAAAAAGTCTCTTTAAGAACACATTATTGGATGGTGAAATGGTAAAATGTCATGATAATACTTGGACTTTTCTTATAAATGATATAATAAGTTATGAAGGAAATTATTTAATTAATAAAACATTACCAGAAAGACTTAATATCATATATAATTTATTAGATAAACAATATACACCAGACAATACAATTGATGTTTGTAATTATAAAGTAAAAAATTACTTTAATATGTATAAAGAAACAATTACGCATATAAATGAATTATCAAAAAGTCTTAATTATACTTGTAGAGGCATTTACATATGGCCGTATGACTTAAAATATAAACCAAAACTTTACAACTTTGACGAAAGTAATGTGGTTGATGTTATTAGAAAAACAAAAGATATTACAGAATTTAAAACTATAGATGATAACATAAATGACAATATTAATATACCTGAAAAAATAAATATTCCTATTATACAACCTAGTATAAAATGCGAAGAAAATCAAAAGTTTCTATATCTTGTAAAAACAAATGAACCAGATATATACAATGTACACGAAACAGACGATGTTAAAATTAAGTCTATTGGTATTACGCTTGTTCAAACGATGAAAGATAGTAATATGCTTCGTATGGCTTTTAGAGATAAAAATGCGATGACTGTTATTAAGTTTATATGTTATTATAATGAAAAGTTTAAAAAATGGCATGCATTATCACAAGCTATTTCATAATTGCTGGAAGAGATGGACAACTATTATAATTATTTAATTTAAAGTCCTCGTATTTCAAACTTTCTATCCACATTATTTTTTCTTCTACACTTGATATTATAGGTGGTGCTTCTTTAATTATTTCAACTGTTGGCGATTTGCTTTGTTGGTGATTTATTTGTTTATTAACTTGCTCAATATGTTCTTCATATATATGAGCATCGCATATTGATAGACATATTTCGGAAGATTCCATATGTAAAACGTGTGCTAATATTTGCGTTAATAAAGCAGTACTTGCTATATTAAATGGTAATCCTAGAAATAAATCTGAACTTCTCAATGTCATATGACAAGATAATCCTTTATCGCTTTTATTAAATATATATAATATATGACACGGAGGTAAAGACATCTTATTTAAATCTGGCGGGTTCCAAGCTGATAAAACAGCCCGTCGACTATTACTGTCTTTTTGCAATTCTTCAATTATATATTTAATTTGATCTATCCCTACATTATATTCTTTATTATCATTGTATTTTTTACCAAACTTTCTCCACTGCCAACCATATACAGGTCCCAATTCTCCTTCATCATAATTTAAACCTACGCTATCAAGATATTCTCTCGAAGAATTACCATTCCATATATGTACTTCTTTTTCTCTCAATTCGTTAGAATTGGTTGAGCCTCTTAAAAACCATAATAATTCCTCTACAATACCTCTAAAAAACATTTTCTTTGTTGTTATAAGAGGGAAGTTATCGCCGATATTATCAAATTTAACCATACATCCAAATTGTGAAAATACATTTCCATTTCGTGTAGTTTTTTTATACCCATTTAAAGTATTTTTTAATAATTCAATATAACCACTCTCGTTTTTATAATACATTTAACTATTAATTCATTTATTTTTTTATATATATATTATCAATAATGCTACTTAAAGAAAATGAGTAGCGTAGCGTATAATCTTTTTATTATGCGAAATTATAGAAAATGTTAAAAGTTATAGAAATATATAATATACACTAAGTTACTCAAAATATAATACATATTTATAATTGTTATAATAATATGTATATATAGATAGATTGATTAATATGGTTGAACAATATAAAAGAGAAGGTATAGATATTGTTTTAGATTCTAGAAAATGTATTTACACAAATGATAAAAATGAAAAGTTTATAAAACAAAATAAAGAATATATTCCTATCGTCAAAAAAAAAGGAAAATATGTTATTATCAATAAAAAAGGCGGTGCTCCAAAAAGTTTTGGTGAAAGATTTCAAGATTGGAAATCCGCAGAAAGAGAAAGAGAAAAAATACCTGAAAAACTCAAAGAATCAATTCCGCCACATTCTTCTAATGAAGAAATAGATGAAAAAACAAAATTAAAGAATGATATAGATTTGCTTGAAATCAAATTTAATAATACGAATATACCATTAAGAAATAAAGAAATAATAGAGATGCGAAAATCTTTAAGAGAAAAAAGTAAAAAACTAAAAGATTTAGAAAAACAAGAAGCATGGAATAAAAAATCTCCTAATCCTGAAAAAGAACAATTTTTGAAAGAAATAACTGAAAAAGAGGAACTCATAAAGTCATTACAAGAGAATCATACGGAGTACAAAAAAAAAATGGATAGAGAAGATATATATCTTGATAATTATTTAAAAGAAAAAAATAATGATATAGATTTAGATTTTATGTACGAAGAAAACCACCCTTTTTTAGTAGAACATCTTTTAAAAAGAATAATTGATTTAGAAAAAAGAATAGATATGACACATAATTAAGTTATCTAATCAAAATACAATTAAATACTAAAACTTACATACAATATTCTTTAATTATATCTATAGATATACTTATAATGAAAATTGAAATACTTTTTATTTTCTAAAGTATATGAATAAATAAACTTATTTTCATTGTAATTTAAATCATATGTATTTAAAATGTTTGAAACTTGTAATAAACCATCGCATATGCTTAAAAGCCCATCATCGTATATCTTATGACAATATCTGCACATTAATTCTACAATATTTATATCGTTGATTTCGTTAAATTTTAAAAGAAATCGTGGTTTAATATGAGCGGTTTCTAATAAACATAATGGTAGCTTTTTATCACAAATTATACATTTAGGTTTTTTATTCTCTATCAAAAACTTTCTAAACCTTTGCTGTTCTTCTCTTATTTCTGTTAGTTTATATTTTTTATTATGAATAGAATTGTACTTTTTAAAAAAACTAACAATTATTCTTGAGTAATAATATACGTTATCGTTTAATACAACATTTCCTATTTTTGATAATATATAATGATTATCATTGTGTAAAAAAATAATATTATTTTTAATTAATTTTGATAATTCATTTTTTACATTATTTATTTCTATTGATTTATCATATCTAAACTTAATATAATTATATATATCTTTTTCAGCATTTTTATCTTTAAAAATAAAAGAGTTAATAATATTATCAGTCATATCATATTATTTAATATAATATATTTTTAAGTATTATCATTATGATAATAATATATTATAACCTCTTTTTCCTGATATATTATTAATATCAATACCTTTACCTTTTTCTTCGGTATAGTTTAATAATTCTAACTCTTTTTTAAAAAAGAGTTTTTTTATAATCATTTCATTTCCATTTATTCTACACCATTTTTCATACATAGTATATATTTCTTTTATTCCAAATCTTAGATTTTTTTTATCTGTTTTTTTAAAGAATATTTGCAAAAGTTTAAAAGTTATAAAAATAAATAATTATGTACTCAAAATATATTCTTAAAGGTTTTGCAAAATAGTTATTAATAATGGTAATGAATAAAATGAGTACATAATTTATTTTTTTAAAAATATATTGAAAAATTTAAAAGTTATAAAAATAAATAATTATGTACTCAAAATATATTCTTAAAGGTTTTGCAAAATAGTTATTAATAATGGTAATGAATAAAATGAGTAGAGTATCGTATATTTATTTTTTCCAAGAATATATTGCAAAGTTTAAAAGTTATAAAAATAAATAATTATGTACTCAAAATATATTCTTAAAGGTTTTGCAAATAGTTATTAATAAAGGTAATGAATAAAATGAGTACATAATTTATTTTTTCCAAGAATATACAGAAAATGTTAAAAGTTATAGAAATAAATAATTATGTACTCAAATGGTATTCTTAAAGATTGTCGAAATATTATTATGAATAATGCTTACTTAAGGAAAATGAGTACATAATTTAATTAATTTAAGAATATACAGAAAATGTTAAAAGTTATAGAAAATTATAATTATGTGCTACGCTACTCAAATGGTAACCTTAAGGTTTTTGCAAAATAGTTATTAATAATGGTAATAAATAAAATGAGTACATAATTAATTAATTTCAAGAATATATTGAAAAGTTTAAAAGTTATAGAAT